AGCGCCTGGGCCTTTTGGATCTCGTGGTGGGTTGCGGGCTGGCCTTTGATCTCAACCCAGCACTCAATTGTCGGTAGCCAAAAATCGGGCAGGTACGGCCCGACCGGGCCGAGGTCAAACCCTTCTTTTTCGTATTCGTACGGCACGCCGGCGACGTCCATAAACACCGCCCAGCGCGCTTCCAGGCGACTGCGGAAGCGATAGCCGTTGTAGTGGGTTTCGATGGGCTTGAGCACAAAGGAACTCCTCGGGGAGCGGCGCCAGCGCCGCTCCCCTGCTTCCCCTAGAACGCCTCGACGTCTTCGATCAATTGCGGCACGTTGCGGCCGGGCGGCAGCGCGGGCGGAGCAGAGACCACATACGCCGCTTCTGTCGTGCCCTGTGGCAGGCGCTTGTACTTGAGCCAGTCGCCGTAGGACGACCACAGCGCGCCACCCTCGACCAGCTCGCTGGCCGTGCGGGGGATGGGCGGCGCCAGCAGCACCGGCACCGTGACGATCGAGCCGTACTCTTTGCCGTCGCCATCCATGGCCTTTTCGTAGAGCGGCTTGCCGGCCGCGTCTTTTCGCCCGCCGATCTCCAGCCAGAATGACCACAGCGGCAGCGTGCGCTTCACCCGGCGCATGGCCTGCGCCAGCGCGCCGCGCCGGTAGTCGCTGATGATCTTGGCGAACGGCCCGGCCTTGTACTTGCCTGAAACCGAAAGAACCATCGGGTCGGCGATGCCCTCGACTGCCACCAGGTACTCGGTGAGCTTCTTGGCGCCCGGCTGATACCCCTGAATCCACTCGGGCAGATCGCCGCGATCCTGGCCGGGCAGAAACCACTGTGAGCGCTCGCCCAGGATGGCGATGCGCAGCACTGGCGCGCTGTAGCCGGTCTCGCTCTGGTCCTCGTAGCGCGCGTCAGGGATCCACGGCGCGTCGGGTGGCTCGATGAACGCGGTGTCTTTGGCGTAGAACACGCCGGGGGTTTTGGCGCCGGCCGCGTTCGTGCCGTGCAGCCAGCTCAGCCGGCCGGGGTCAAGGTGCTGCGCGCCGGGGATCTCGTCGGGCAGCTGGTCGAGGTTGTCGAGAAAGGTGAGTTCCGTGGTCATGGCGTTGTTACTCCTTATACATATCGGGTTGCTCGGTCGTCTCCAGTGTCAGGTCATCACCTCCCATCCGTTCAAGCTCAGCGCGCCACCCCGGCAGCGCCATGCGATAAAACAGCTCGTCCTGGTGCGCCTGGGCCTTTTCGACCATCGCCACGACGTGGGCGCGCCAGGTGGGTGCGTCGGTCACGGCAGAGCCTGCAAAATGGCGTTGTCGGGTAGTCGCTCGCGCCATTCGTCAGGGATCGGCCCTCCGTGCCACAGCGAGTCGATCACGATCGAGCGCCCATCGAGCCAGGTAATCCGCCAGCGCTGACCACCGAAGCCCTTTGGGTAGTCATTGGCGCTACCAACCCAGTAGGCGGTGCCGTTCGCAATCACTGAGCGCGGGTCGAAGCGCCGATCGAAGATGCTCTGAAAGTGTCGCGTCGTGCTCTCCTGAGATTCTTTGATGAACTCTTCGGCGCGATCGGCTGGGCAGTTGCCGGCATAGCGCCCATCGCGGTGGATATCCACACGCAATGGGTTGCCGTACGAGTCGGGGTGAATGGTGTATGTGCTCATCGCCCTGCCCACTCCGTCGTATCCTGCTCGGCCGCCACGCGCCGCCCGTGCGCCTGCACCAGCGGTAGCCCACCGAGCTGCTCCCAGGCCGCCGCCAGTCGCTCCAGCGCGGTCGTGTGGCGCTCGTCGGCCAGCAGCCGGCGCTGCTTGCGCTCATCCTCCATCGTGGCCACCTCAGCCTCCGCGCGATCGACGGCGGCCTCAGCCTCGCGCAGCGTGTCGAGCGCCTCGGCATCGGCCGGGTCAGCGCGCAGGGCGGCGGCGGCATTGGCGTCGCGCTCCTCTTTGTTCTTGCCGCCCGCAAGCAGCGCCTGGCACTCGCAGATGGCCTTGCGGGTCTGATAGTCGTCTTTGGCCTGGCGCAGCTGGATCTTGGCCTCGGCCAGGGTGTGTCGTGGGTTCATCCGTAGATCTCCTTCGCGTGCTGCCACAGGTAGCTGTGGCTTTTCTGATTGCGTTGGGCCTCGGCCAGTAGCAGCTGCCGCACCCGTTCGCGCCGCTGGGCCTGGATATGTGGCGGGTTGCTCAGGAACTCTGCGCGCAGCAGCCGCCGTGACACCAGCGCGACGTTGCTATCGGTCCAGGCCGTGCTGATCGGGTCGTGGTCGCGTGGCTTCATCGTTTACTCCATCGTTCCATCGCCTCACGGCGAAGCCTGCTGTACTCCATCGCCTCGCAGAGTTCCTTGTAGGCCCGGCGGGCGCGCCACCAACGAATGAGGCGCTGTATCATCGCCCCACCCCGCGCGCCAGCTTCTGCTCGAACACGGCGCTATCGCCGTGGAAGAAGATCGACTCCAGCTCCGACACATGCACGTTCAGAAACGCCCGCGTCGTGATCGTCGGGTAGAGCGGCGTCGAGATGGTCCATCCGAGGCGATGGAGCACATATCGCACATCGCCGACGAATGGCCCCCAGCGCCGCCGACACACCGCCTGCGCAAAGCGTCGGCGCTCGTGCTCCTTGACATCGGCCAGGCGCAGCCGATCCTTAATGTTCTGCATCCCGGCTTCGCCTTGGCCAGCGGGGAACACGAACATAAACATATCCGCGCCGTCGACCTGGCCGCGAAAGAGGCCGTCGCCGGGCCGCGATGTGAGCGCCGGCCGTGCCCATGAATTTGTCCGCTCCTGCGACCCCGCCGCAATATTCCACTGTTTGAGATAGTCCCAGTCGCCAACGAAGGCGTCGACATACTGGCTGGCCTCGGTGGCACCGCGCGCGACGACGCGCAACTGTTCGAGCGTTTCGCCAGCGATCGGAATGCCCCAGCCGGGCGAGATCAGCAGGGCGCGCAGGCGCTCGATCTCGCGGTCCTTGGTCTCGCATGCTGTGCAGGTGCTGCCGACGTCGTGTAGAATGGTGGTAGCCATCGGAACTCGTCCTTCCTTTGGTGGGCGCGCTCCTGTCTCACCAGGAGCGCGCCGTGCTATAACGTTGAGAAACCCGGTGGGCGCTGGTGGAGTCGAACCACCGAAGCCGCTGCGCCCGTGCTGTGGCGCATACCCACCGGGGTCGCGCCACGATTCCACTGTGCAATGAGGCTGTGTTGTTCGCGTTCACATAGCCGTTCATCCTCTCGCGTCCTACTGAGCGCCGCCGCTGCTCCTCTCAACCAGCCGGCGCGTCACGCCGTTCGGACCTCGGTTTATCACCAGCGGCGCGGTCAGCCTCGATGCCGGTGAAGCTGGGCCGCCGCGCCGCGTGGCTTCGGTGTGGGGCTTTGTCTGACTTGCTCATATGAACAATCTGTCATATACTGTGATTGGTCGTAGAACATCGGAGGGGCTGCCGTGTGCTACCAGACGCCATGTTTGCGTGCGTCGCGCGATCGTGCTAGACTTGGCACGATGGCAGCCCCATCGTCGCCGCTTGAGCCTTCTGGCTTAGGCGGCGTTTCTGATCAGCCGCTCAAACTCGTTCAGGACCAGCGCCGGGCTCAAAATCGTGCCAGTGTGTGTGCTCAGATAGCGGGCCAGTACCCCGGCCAGCTCTGCGCGGCGCGCCGATTCGCTATCCCGCAAAATGTCCACCAGTGTCTCGCGCCGCTCGCGATACGACTGCCACAGCGACCAGCCGAGCGGACCTTCCTGTTCTTGCCTGCGCCACTCTGCCGCTACGTCGGGGCACGCCGTCGCGCGGTGGTTGCCGCCGCAGAGCCTGCACGGCTCGGGTGCGGCCGGATTCAGCGCGCGGTCGAGCTGGGCCAGGGCCACATCCATCTCGGTCTCGACGCCGCATTCCTTCCAAGCGTCGAGCAGGGCCAGCGCGCGGCGGCGCAGGATGTCGGGGGCTGCGGTCGCGGCAGCGGGGTTGACGGTCGGGGCCAGGGCGATCAGTTCGTCCAGAACATTTCGCCGATCGCACGAGTCTGGCTCTGCTTCGCCGTCAATGTCTGTCCAATGCACGCCCCCGCCGTGGCACGTTGGGCAGTCCAGATAGTCGATGATGGCGTTGCGGAGTGTTATGAGGTCCGACGCGGGCGGGCTAGCCGCCTCGACGGCGCCAGCCTGCCCAGCGCCAGAGGTATCAGAGGCCAGAGAGGGAATATGCGTCTCAGGCGCCAGGGGCGCGCTGGGCAGGGCGGGGATAACAAACGGCTTCAGTTCAGGATGTCGTTTCAGGCAGTCCGGGCCGATCGGGAAGAGATACATATCAGCAGCGGGATTAAGCTGCGCCGCGCGCTCTTCAGTGACGAGGTGTGTACCGCCGTGGTGAACGTGGACCATCGCCGGGTCACTCGCCTTGATGCCACGGCCACAAACGATGCAGGGCGGGTATTCGCCGTTACCCGTCCGCTCTTTGTTTTTGTGGTAGTCCTTGTGATAGGGAATTTCGATCTCGCCAGTCGGCTTGACCTCCACCACCTCGACGACCTCCGCCGGCCGGGCGTGAACGACAGGAGGGACAATGGCGGCATGCACGCGCTGCCAAAAATCGGCGTCGGTGTAGTAGACACTGAAGTAGTCGATATCCTCGACACGCCCCTCTCCGTTGTTATAGTTTGGGCCGTTTTTGTAGTTCCAGATGACGACGGTGTGCGCGGGGTTGTCTGTGGCGCGCACCGACCAGCACACATCGGTCTTGTAATCGTCGTCGGGATAGTCGGCGTCGCTTGTGCGATGCGGCGCTCCGAGGGCGGCGGCGACAACGGCAAACGGGGCGTTCAGGCTATCCAGCTTAGACCTCCACCGCCTCAGGCTCCGGCTCAGCCGGCCGGGCGTGAACGGTTGCAGCAGGGGCTTCGCGGAAGGCTTCGCCGCTCAACAGATCGAACACCAGCTGGTCGAGCGTGACCTCGGCCTCGTGATAGGTGCGGGCGAAGCCGACCAGCTCGCCGTCGAGGTACATCGCGTAGTCGCGGGTCTCCCGGTCGTAGACGATCTCTTTGCGGTACATAGCGGTGGCTCCTTGAACGAACGATAGGACATAAATGTCTGACAAGGATGAGTATATCAGACATTTATGTCTGTGTCAAGAAGCAATTCGGACATCTGTGTCCGACGATGCCAAAATGGTTTCAGCATCGTCGGCCAGCGCTCGCAGAAGCTTGGGGGTGCGTAGGAGCTTCAGGATGGGTTCAGGGAGATCGGCAGCGCGATAACGCTCAATAGTCTTTGTAGACACTTCGAGCGCCTTTGCGCGCTCGATATCGTTGCAGCCGAGCGACTGTAATTCACGAACAAATGTCGGAAACATAAGCACACCTCCTCATTTGAGTTGTGCTCAGTATATCAGACATTTATGTCCTATTCAAGTCTGGATTTTCGGACATTTATATCCGTAGACAACTTTGTCTGGTATTGTTAGAATTGGAGTATGAGTATGCCAGCAGTTAGTATTTACATACGCCTATTGCGCGGGGCTACTGACTTGAGTCAGGAAGAGGCGGCGCGGCGGGCAAAAATATCTGCCAAAACGCTTATCCGGTGGGAGCAAGCCGATAATAAGCATGTGCCAGGGGCGTTGAACTTAGAACGGCTCGTTCGAGTGCGAGGAAGGCCGCCGAGCTGCTGAACAATGGCTGGCGCTTGATCCAGAGGAGCGCCAGCGAATTGATTCAGTCTTAGCTGGTTCATCGCCGGATGAGTTGAGTCAAATTATCGATGAGTTGCGGGAGGAATACCGCGACGATCCGAGTTTGATAACTCTTCTGCGTGGGATGCTTTTGGGGTTGCGCGCTCGCGGTTCCGGTTCTCCACGATAGTAAGCATTACATTACTGGCGGTTCGCCATACAGCGTTGAACATCGGCAGCGCCCCGGTCAGCACAATGATCGCCGTGATAATGCCGAGTAGCCCGCCGACACTGGCAAGAATCAGCGCGATCGAGATTGCCACAATACAGTAGACCGTTTTGACCGGGCGCATACCACCTCCACTACAACTAGGCGGCGCGATCGTGGCGTCGACGATTTGGGGACGAATATCATATCGTAACTATAGGGCATAGGTCAAGTGGCGGTTCAGCGGAGTCACCATCCTGTAACCTATGAAGTACTCACCTCGGCAGCTAATACTTATGGGCATCGCCTTTGTGGCGCTTATTGGCGTGTTCGTGTGGAACCAGAGTCAGTCGGGGCCACCGCCGTGGCGTGGCCGCTCACGGTTGATTCCGGTGTATTGCGATGCGTTGAGAGTCATATGGTCGTTATTGAGGTCAATGGAACTACATATGCCCTGAACGGGAGCGCAAAGAATGCGAAGAGTGACACTGGCGCGGCGCGGTGGTACGATGCCGATCAAATAACCGCACCGCATCCAACGATTGTGGGCGGCCACTTAGATGCTAACCCCTTGATTAGTCAGGGCTTGAACCTCTGCTAATACGTGGTGGCGATAAAAGACCAGGGCGCGTGTGCGGAGCGGCTGCGACACCTAGCCCGCGTGTGCCCTGGTCGGATCCCAAATATAGCATAGAGCGCGGGGCATGTCTACTACCCCTTGCTTTGCCGTACCCATAAATTGTAACTTGACATAGCCCCACCCCCCTTGCTATACTGACGCTGCGACACCTAGCCGATCGATTCGGATAGGTGTGGTATGCCCTTCACCGCTGACATCCGGCAGTTCACCCTCAAGACCTTTGCCGACTACCTGGATGCCTTGCCGCGCCCCGACTGGCCCGGCGAGAACAACCCGCGCGGCTCGGTCTATCACAACACTTACCGGCCGACCGAGGCGCAGTGGGCCGGGCGCGCGTCGATGGTTTCGATGCAGCGCGACTACACGGCCAAGGGCTGGAGCGCTGGCCCGCACTTCTTCCTGGCGCTGGGTAGCCCGAACCCGAAGAACGACGGCATCTGGCAGATGACCCCGCCGACCGTGCCGGGCGTGCATGGCGTGTCGTGCAACCCCACGCACTTCGGGATCGAGCTGGTCGGCGACTTCCAGGCTCGCGCGCCCTCGCTGCCCCAGCAGCAGCTGCTGATCGACGTGCTGGTGCTGCTGCACCGCTGGGCCGGGCTTGGCCCCCGTCTGATCGCCCATCGCGACTGCATCACGCGCACCTGCCCTGGCCAGGCGTTCTATGATCTGAAACCCCAGCTCGTCGCCCGCCTCACCGCCCGGCTGCACCAGGCCGGATCGTATCGCGTGCGCGCCTCGATGTGGGTAAGCGAGACGCCGACCACGCGCGGGCCGATCGCGCTGGACGGCAAGGCGGCGGTCTACACCGGCGACACGATCGAGATCGACGAGGTGCGCGCGGATGGCTACGCGCATCTGGCAAACGGCGTGGGCTTTGTGCCGATTGGCGGATTGGAGCGACTATGAAACGTCTTGGTATCGCATTTGCCCTGGCCCTGGTGCTGTTCATCACCAGCGCTGCGCCGCCCGCCCGGCAGCTGCTGCCGATCGTCCAGGCCCAGACGCTGCCGGCCACGGCGCAAATCTACGCCTGCCAGTGCGGCGCCGTGCAGGCGACGACCATGCGGGACGGCCGCGTGCTCCTGACTATCCTCGACCACTCGCGCGGCGGTGCCGTGGTGGTCGGCATCGACGACGGGCGCACGTTTCAGGAGCTGGCGCTGCCACCGACGCGCATCGGTGTGCCGTCGCCAGCGTTCGACTATCCCGGCACCAAGCAGGGGCCGGGCGCGTCGGTTGAGGCGTTTGGCGGGATTGTGACGTACGCGCCGAACCGCACCGAGCCGGATGGGCGCTATAACATCTGGCGCTATGCCTATCAGGTGCCATAATGCCAGCCGTTGAGCGCGACGACGACCGGTGGCAGCAAGCGCTCAAAGGCATCAGCGAGCTGTCACAGCAGGAGCTGGATCTGCGCAAGATGATCCAAAGCGGGTTTAACGTGCTTGGCACGGAAGTGGACATCCTGCGCCAGCAGATCGTGCGACTGGAGGCCGATGGCGCGCTGCGGGCGCGTATGCAGCTCTGGCTGCTCGTGACGAACGCGATCAACGGGATTGGCTGGCTGCTCGTCGCCGGTCTGCTGCTGTACGGCATTATGCGGCTGTTCTCGGTGGTGCAATGAACACGCTGCGGCTACTGTGGGACGACCCGGCGCTGATGATTCTGCTCGTGTTCTGGCGCATCGTTGTGCCAATTGTGAGGTTTCTATGGGTGCAGTAACCTTTCTGCTGCTGATCTTCATCGCCGCTTTGAGCGCGGCGGTGTTGACGTGGGGGCTCGGCTGGTCAACCCGCGCGTGGCTGGCCACGACAGCGGCGTTCGCGATCCTGCTGATCCTCCCGGTGCTGCTGCCGGGGCTGTTGAGCGGGTGATGACGGAGTATAGCGAGCAGATCAAGGCGCAGGCGCTGGCGGCCCTGCTTGCTGGCCAGTCGTTTAGCGAGGTAGCGCGGGCGTTCGGAGTGCCAATCGGCACGCTCAAAAGCTGGAAGCAACGCAACGCTGATATCCTGGGTGCGCCGGATGCAACCACTGCATCCACAAAAAAGGAGCGCATCGGTGCCCTGCTTCTTGACTATCTGGTAACCACATTAGAGACGCTGAAAGCGCAGCAGGTAGCCTTCCGTGATCCAGAGTGGCTCAAAAAACAATCGGCTGGGGAGCTTGCGGTCTTACACGGGGTCTCTGTCGATAAGGCCGTTCGACTTCTCGAAGGACTCGCGGACAACGGCGGCGACGAAGACGCGGCGTGATGCCCTGCGCGCCTTGCCGATTGCCGACTTCGCCGTTCGCACCAAGATCGAGGTGCCGGTCGGCGCAAACGAGACCGCGCTCGAGCCCTTCGAGCTGTGGCCGGCGCAGTGCGACGTCGCCGCGACGATGGAGCGCGAGCGCCTTGTCGTTATCCTCAAAGCGCGCCAGCTCGGCATTTCGTGGCTGGCGTGCCTGTATGCACTCCGGCTCTGCACACTGTGGCCCGGTCAACCGGTGCTGTGCCTGAGCCGTGGCCAGCTCGAGGCGAACGAGCTGGTGCATCGCATTAGCGTGATGCACCGCGAGCACAGCGATGCCGCGCAGACACTGCCACGGCTGATCAAGGATAACACCGCCGACCTGGAGTGGGATAACGGTAGCAGCGTGGTGAGCCTGGCCGCGACCAAGAACGCCGGGCGCTCGCTTACGGCTGCGCTCGTCATCCTAGACGAGTGGGCTTTTATGGCTTGGCCGCGCGAGACGCTGGCCGCCGTAAAGCCGACGATCGACGCGGGCGCAAAGCTGTTTATCATCAGCAGCGCCGATGGGATCGGCTCACAGTATCACCAGCACTGGCAGGCTGCCGAGAAAGGCACGAACGGCTATGCGGCGGTTTTTCTTCCGTGGACGGCCAGGCCCGACCGTGGCCCCGGCTGGCGCGATCAGAAGCTGCTCGAATCAAACGGCGACACGGCCACGATCCATCGCGAGTATCCTGTCAATGCGATCGAGGCGTTCGTCCATGCGGCTGGTCTCGTCTACGATGTGTGGTCTGATGGCCCGCCTGATGGCAACGTGACCGAGGCGGCTGACTATGTGCCCGATGGTGGGTCGGTTTACTGGGCGGTTGACGATGGCTACGAGGGCGAGCGCGACGAGCGGGGCTACTTCACGGTCAACAGCTCGCCGCGCGTGTTTCTGCTCATTCAGGAGCGTGGCAACGGCCAGTTGTGCGTGTTCGCGGAAAGTTATGAGGTCAAGACCCTCGAGGACCAGCATATTGCGCGCGTGGTGGCGCTGGGCTACCCCGAGCCCGACTACGCCGCTGTGGATAGCGCGGCGGCCGAGCTGCGCGGGCGGTTGCAGGCGGCAGGCATGTACACACGCGGCAAGCCGCCGAAGATCGAGGAGAGCATCAAGCCGCTGCGCCGTATGATCGCGAAGGACGCGAACGGGCGGCGGCGCATCCTGGTCCATCCGCGCTGTGTGCAGCTGCGGCGCGAGCTGGCCAGCTACCGGCGCGACCCGCTGACGGGCACGCCGATCGACGAGTGGAACCACGGCCCCGATGCGCTGCGCTATTTCGCCTGGACGAAGAGGTTAGAGGAATGACCCTGACTGCTGCGCCACCCTCCACCATCCAGGGCGACAGCTACCCCGACTCGTTCGCGGGCGGCGTGTCGCTGTCGTTTCTGATGCCCTGGCTGCTGGCCTACGCGGGCTACACGGATTTGCCCCCCTACTGGTCCTACGCCCGCGACGTGGCGCTCAGCGCGACGATCCATCGTGAGGATATGTGGGCCTCGGCGGTCGGCAAGGTGGCGACGAAGTTTGCCGCGCACGGCTACGTGATCAAAGATTCGCAGGATAGCCAGCGCAGGGTGTCAGCCTCGCAGGAGCTGTTTAAGCGCATCAACGGCGGCGAGGGCTGGGTGCCCACGGCGGAAAAACTGATTCAGGACTGGACCACGACCGATAACGGTGTGTTCCTTAGAATCCGCCGCGCCGACGATACGGCGGTCAAAGTGCGGCTGAAGGCGGCGAAGTTGCCCGGCGGGTATGCCGAGCAGGAGTTTACCGAGGTTGTGCAGGGCAGCGGCGCCGGGCGCATCACCGGCTTGTATCACCTCGACAGCCTGCGCTGCCAGCGCACCGGCAACCTGGCCTACCCCGTCATCTATCAACCGCTCTACGGCGCGCCGCAGCTGCTCAGGTGGGATCAGGTGCTGTTTAACGCAGATATGCCCAGCCCACGCGCCGGGTTGCTGGGCGTGGGGCTGTGCGCGGCCAGTCGGGCCTACAAGACGATTACGACCGTCGCGGCCGGGCGGCAGTTGTTCCACGAGTTCATCACCGGCGGCGGGGCCAATAAGCTGGTGTTGATCGGCGGGCTACAAGAACAGACGCTACGCGCGCTGCTGGCCGCTGGCGTGGCCGAGAATCAGGCCAAGGGCTTTGTCTACTACCTCGGCACGATCCTCGGCGCGATCCCCAGCGACACGCCAATCACCGTGCAGGAGATTATTCTCAAATCGCTGCCTGAGGGCTTCGACTGGAAACAGTACCTCGACGACGCCTATGTGATCTACGCCAATGCGATCGGCGTGCCCGTCCAGGACATCCAGCCGCTGAGTGGCCAGGGGCTGGGCACCGGCACGCAGACGGTGATCCTCCAGGAGGCCGCGCGCGGCGTGGGTATCGCGGCGTTTCTCAAATGGTGGGAGCAGACCGTCAGCGACCGCGTGCTGCCGGCGACGACCGAGCTGAGCTTTAGCAACGAGTACGACCTGCGCGACCAGGAGCAAAAGGCGAAGGTGACGGGCATGCGCGCCAGCGAGCGGGCCACGCGCATTCAGTCGGGCGAAATCAGCCCGGCCATCGCGCGCCAGCTCGCCGCCGACAGCGAGGATCTGCCGCAGGATCTGATCGCGGTCGATGTGACGCCGGGCGGGCAGTTGCGCGACGACCAGAAGCCGCTCGACCTGGCCGACGCGACGCCCGAGGCGCGGCTGCTGATGAGCACGGCGCCGACCGCTGCGCCGCAGTCGCCGGCGATGAAGAGCTATGACGCGCTGTGGGCGGCCGAGCTACGGCTGGCCAGAGAGCTTGCGAGGTGGGCGGAATGATGCAGCGGGTTGATCGAGCGTGCTTAACGGTGTGCCCTGTGTGCGATACGCCGACCGAAGGTGAGCAGTGTGAACAGTGCGGATGTGTCGTGTCCGATGATGCGGTTTATCTGGTTGTCGAGACATGGTGTGTGATAAATGACCGATCCCACCCCACAACTTGACCGCCTGATTGCTCGCCTCTCGCTGCTGATCCGCACGGCCACGCAGGCACTCGAAGCGGAGCCCGATCGCGTTGAGGCGTGGGAGCAGGAGGTGAGCGCGCAGATCCGGCGCTATCACACGGCGGCCTACCTGGCCGGTGCCGGGTCGCAGGAGGTCAGCCCAGCGGCGCGCCGTGCGATCGACGCCTACGTGTCTACGCAGCTCGACTTCCTACACCGCTTCGCTGTGGAGATCGCCGAGGCCGACGACTGGCAGGCCGGCTGGGAGGCCCGTGCGGCGATGTACGCGCAGAGCATCAAGGCGCCCTACTGGACGGGCAAGGTGAAGCTGCTGCCCCTCCCAGCGATGCCCGGCGACGGCACGACGCAATGTTTAACAAACTGCGGTTGCCAGTGGGATGTCGCGCCGCTCGACGGCGTCGGCAACTACGATGCCTACTGGCGACGGGGCAAGAACGATAGCTGCCAGACGTGTGTGCAGCGGGAGGCCGAGTGGGCGCCGCTGGAGATACGTGGAGGAGAGCTGGTGTGAGGCTATATGCCATGTCGTTGGCGGCTCTTCAGAATATTGACGAAAGCGCCGCCAATATTGGACTTAATACAGCACTGGCGGCGCTTCCTGACGACGTGAATGCCGATGAGGCTGCCTTGTATACCGCTCGTCAGGTGTTTCCTGAATCCGAGGGTTGGCACGATCACTATGTGCGGACATTCGAGGTCATTCAGGGATTTCCCATTGAACCACATCAGTTGTGGTGGGAGTTGAGAGATGGCTAACTCTCGCGCCATCGTCCCCAAAGGCCTACTCGTCAACATCCCGGCGATGCGTCGCACGGTCGGCAATGCCTTGACCGGGGCGGCGAAGGGCGCGAAGGCTGACTTCGGCGTGACGACCAGGACATGGGACGACAAGCCGACGTTCACGATTGAGAAGCCCAGCGAGTTCGAGCGCACGGTCTCAACAACGAACAAGGTCTATATTGGCTTGGACGAGGGCACGCCGCCGCATGACATTCGGCCGAAGCGCGGGCGCTTCCTGGTCTTTCAGACGCCGTTTCGATCCAAGACCATACCGAACGATATTCGCAGCCGCAAGGGCGCGACGGGTAAGCAGACGGTCTTCGCGCGGGTCGTGCATCACCCCGGCACGAAGCCGCGCAACTTTGCCGAGGTGATCGGCAAGAAGTGGCAGAAGCAGCTACCCGAGATCATGCAGCGGGCGATCGATAGCGCGGTGGAGTGAGATGACAGCGCCTCAGCACATTACACCAGAACAACGTCGCGAGCTAGAGGCGATCTACCGCCAGCAGATCGGCGCGATCAAGGCGCTGGCGCGACTGCTTGGCTACCCATGTCCGATTGCGAGTCGTGCAGAAAGACGCACGATCGTGCAGGATCTTGACGATTGTGGTACACTTGATCCAATCGTTGCATACCCAAGCCAGCGGTAAGGATCGGGCGGTGTGAGGCTGGCTAGAACCGTCCCGATGGAGAGCAACACAGAGCGGTATAGCGCATCGGTGATGCATGGGCGGCAAAGGCCGCTGGGCTGGCAGGCGCTAGGTACCGGGCCAGCACGGGCAAACAAAGACTAGCGCCATCGCACAACTCAATACCCTGCGCCTTTCGCTGAAAAGCCAGCGGCGTCTCATCCTCAATCGGGGATGCGGCGCCGCTTTTTTGTTACCCATATGCCGTTTCTATCACGCCGACAACAGAGATGGGCCTTTGCGAACAAGAAGCGCTTTGCGCGCCGATGGGCTAAGGAGACGCCCAGCTTCGCCGCGCTGCCCGAACGCAAGGACGCCGGCACCGTGGCAGGCCCATCGCTCGCCGGGCCGGGTGGCCTCTTGGGTTATCCAGGGCTGGGCAAGCGCGACAAGGCCACGAAGATCACCGGCAACCTCTACCGCGGCGAGACCGGGCAGTTCCAGGCGGGCGGCGCAGATGCGCCCAGCTCAGCCAAGCGCCGCCCGCCCGCCAAAACGGATCAGGAGCGCGCCGAGCGCCGCCGGGCTGACCAGGCCGAGCGCCAGACGGCCCGCGCGCAGGAGCAGGCCCAGAACCGCGCCGAGGTGCTGCGGTCGCTCAACATCGCGCCCGACGGCGCCGAGGCGCTGGCCAAGCTGCGCGCGGGCGATCAGCCTGACCCGGCCGCCATCGCGCGGGCCGGCTTCGTCGCGGCGGGGCTGGTCGAGCAGGCGCAGGATGGCTCCTACCGTATGACGCCGTCGGGGCGGGCGCTGCTGAGCGCCGCCGACGCGGGAGATCGCGGGCGCGCGGGGGATACGATTTCACGCGGGCGCGATCGGGTCGGCGCGCGGCGGCAGCGAGCTGAGCGCAAGGTGCCAGCGCCAGCGCCAGCTGCGGCCTCGGCCCCGGCGAAGAAAAAGAAGCCCGTGATTGACATTGCCAGGCGTATGCGGCGGATCAACCGGCGGATTGCGCAGATGCGGCAGCGGCACAGGCTGAAGGCGCAAACTGCCGAAGATCGGGCGATGTTTGCCAAGATGGGCGGCGGCGGCTCGGGTGGCGGTGGGAAGGCGGGCGGGGGCGCAGCGAATTGGCCCAAAGGCCCAGACGGAAAGCGACACCCCACAGCGGCGCAAGTCAACGCGATGCAGTCAAAGCTTGACGCGCGGCGCGATCAGCTAGAAAAGAACCCGCCAAAGGATCGGACGCGCGCGCTTCGAGAGCGGTCTGATATCAAGCGCCGTCAGTTTGACCTGAACGAGCATAAAGAGCGCGCTGAGCATGCGCTTGATAAGAACGATCACGACTTGCGCAACAGACGCAGAGATGTCGTCGAGCGCCAGCGCCGGGCAAAGCCAGGCTCTGATGATATACGGTATCTCAGCCGTGTTCTCAACGATATTGATAGCGATATCCAGGCTATCAAGCGTGACCGACGCGCGCTGGCAATGGCCGGTAAATCCTTCACCGTTTACAAAGATCACACCGGCGCGCACCGCTGGATCGCCCGCACGACCACGGCCTACCGCGACCGCGACCGCGAGATCCTCCCGATCGCCGCGCTGGACGCCGATAGCCAGCGCATGACCGCGATGCGCCAGTTTGGTCCGCTGCGCTGGTGGCACGTCGGTCGGCCCGAGCCGCTGAACGAGCAGGCGCCGTGGGGCGCGGGGCTCGACCTCGGCGACTGCGACTTCTCGATGCAGATCGGCACGACCCGCGTCGAGTCCGGCACGTTCAAGAGCGCGGCGCTGGGCCAGCGCATCGCCGAGACGGCCGCCGAGTACGAGCTGTCGCCCGGCTTTTTTCACCCGCCCGATCAGCCCGGCGCTGATGGGGTGTTCACGACGATCCGCACGTTTGAGCGCAGCCTGGTGCCGACGCGCTACGGCCGCGCATCGAATCTCTTTACTGGCCTTACGGTCAAGGAGCAACGCATGGAACCTGACGAGATGGAGCGCCGCTTTAAGGCCGCGATCGAGCAACTGCGGCTACCCGCCGATCAGGCCGCCGCGCTGGCCGATGGCCTGATCCACGCCGACAAGAGCGCCCAGGCGCAGGGCATCGCCTACAAGTCGGACGACGCGCCCGCCGTGTACACGGCGCCCGACGGCAGCCCCGGCATTATCGTCGATGGCCGATTCGTCACGCTGAAGGCTGCGCCGCCGCCGTTCGCCGAGAAGGCGCCCATGCCCGCCGAGGAGATGGTCGAGGCCGGCGAGACTGAGCTGAGCGATGGCCTCGACGAAGAGGGCATGGACGACGCGGCCTTCGCCAAGCTCGTCGCCAAAGAGGTGATGGCTCTGATAGCGCCGCTCTTTGGCGATATGAAGATGAGCGAGATGAAGGCCATATTCGCCACGAAGGACGCCGGCCGCGCGCAGGAGATCGCCACGCTCGAGGCCACGCTGAAGAGCGTGCAGGACCAGCTGGCCGCGCTGAGCGGGCTTCAGCCGAGCGTCGGCCTGCCTGCTGATATTGAGGCCGCGCTGAAGTCGCAGGGGCCGCAGCCGCCGCCCGACCCGAACGCGCCGCAGATCCCCGCCGACGCATCGCCGTTGACTCAGCTGGCCGCGCGCCTGGCGCCGCAGTTGTACGCGACTGCGCCGAACGGCGTTTTTAACGGCTGGACGCCGCCCGTACTGCCGCAGAGCTAGCTCGTCACCTTGTCACCTTGTCACATAAGGAGCTTGAGCCCATGAATCCGACGCCAGCCCTTTCACCCGACGCCATTCAGGTCTTGAATTGGCTGGCGTCGGTCTCGTACAAAGACGCCGGCACCGCCAACGGGCCGCAGCTGCACGGCCCCGGCTCGCTGCTGGGCTTCCCTGGCCTGAACCGGCAGATCATCAATGCGATGATTATGCCCGACGGCATTGCGGGGCGCATCCCGGTGATGCCCAGCGTCGATACGAACGAGCTGTTTCCGGTGCTGACCGGTCAGCTGGCCTCGACCGGCACCGAGCCCACGGCGGCCTGCGCCGAGTGGCCGATGGTCGGCTCGTTCAAGACCTGCGTGCAGACCTTCCCCTTTGGACAGCAGGGCCGCGAGAGCCAGGTGCTGAACATGAAGTACGCCGGACAGGTGATCAACCGCGGCGAGTTTCGGGACAATGTGCTACTGGGCAAGCCCGGCGGCAACACGCCCGCGCCCGGCCCGGTCAACTGGCAGCGCATCTTTCAGACCGAGTACGAGTACAAGCTGGGCGAGCTGTTCAACGGTTACGCCCGCGACTACGCGCCGAACGTGTACACTGGCAACTTTGCCGTCACGGCGGGCAGCCTCGGCTATCAGCAGTACAACGGGCTGAATCAACAGGTCAAGACCGGCAAGATCGACGCGCGCACTGGCCAGCGCTGCGCCGCCGTGGATAGCCTGGTGATCGACTCTAACGGCGCCTCGATCAACAGCTCAGGCGGCACGGTCTACGCGCTGCTGGCCAACGCCGTCAACAATATGGAGCGGCTCGCAAAGCAGCTCGGCCTTTCGGTCGAGTGGGCGCTGACGATCCGCTTCGGCGCCTGGCAGGTGCTCACCTCGATCTGGCCGTGCATCTATGCCACGACCGGCTGCCCCGGCGGCTCCATCGTGCGCACATCCTCGCTCGAGGAGCAGGTCAAGCTGCGCGATGAGATCCGTAACACGCTGCGGCTGCCGATCGAGGGCAAGTACTACGAAGTCATCATCGACGACACGATCCCCGAGACGATCGCGGCGGGCGGCGTGGTCGGCACCTATCAGAGCGATATCTACCTGCTGCCGCTGAAGGTCAACGGCCAGCCCGCGCTCTACTGGGAGTACTTCCCGTTCAACGCCGAGGCCACGGCGGCGGCGGCGCGCATGGCACCCACCGGCTACTTCGAGGCGATCGACAATGGGCGCTTCTTGCTGAGCAGGCTCACGCCGACGCACACCTGTATCCAAGTCGAGGTGGTCGAGCGGCCACGACTGATCCTGCTGACACCGTTCTTGGCTGCCAGGTTCCAAAACCTGCGCTATACCTACTCGATCCACGAGCGCGAGTGGGATCCGGCGAACCCGTACTTCGTCAACGGCGGCGTGTCGCAGAACCCGCTACCGTACTTCTACCCGAACGGTGGCAGCTAGGCATAAGACGACAGGAGGGCGGCGCTGGGCCGCCCTCGCAGCCCCAAAGGGAGGACCAACCGATGGGCGACGACGAGACAAAAGCGGTTTTCGGCCGTACCTGGCTGGAAGAGTTTGATCAGCGCGAGCAGAAGAGCATTGATCACGCGCGGCTCTACGCGGCACACTATGCGCACGGCGATCCTGGTCACCTGCACCTGATGATCATTGCCAAGCTGGCGGCGCTGCTCGACCGCGAACTGCTGAACGCCGAGGCTGAATACGTCGTTCAGCGCTCGCTGGTGGATCGGCGAAGCTAATGCCTAACCCCCTTGTCTCCATCCTGATCCCGTGCGGCCCGCGCCACGTCGAGCATGTCCGCACCGCCGTGGCGAGCGTGGCCTGGCAGACGCTCGCGCCATACTGCGAGACGATCGTGGCCTGCGACGGGGGCGCTGAGGTCGCGCCAATGGCGGGCGCGACGATCCTGCCCTCGGATGGTGAGCGACGCGGCCCAGCCTGGGCGCGCAATCGGGCACTGGAGGTCGCGCGCGGCGCGTTCGTGCTGCCACTCGACGCCGACGACTACTTGCTACCAAACGCCGTCGCGCATCTGCTCAGGGAGTACGGGCGCGGCACGCACGGCTATGTGTATGGCGACTCGTACACGCTGGAGCGCGACGGCTCCTTTATGCACCGCTCGGCGCCCGACTACCACCAGGAGACGCTGCGCAACCATAACCCGCACGTCGTGACGGCGCTCACGCCGACGCACCACTGGCGCGCGGTGGGTGGGTGGGACGAAGGCGTCGACGCCTGGGAGGACTGGGCCGGGCATCTGCGGCTGGCGATTGCCGGCGTCTGCGGCTATCGGCTGGGCGTGCCGATCTTGACCTACCGTGTGTACGAGGGCGACCGCATGACGCGCTTCTACGGCGGCGATCCTGAGTTTATGCGACTCGTGCGAGTACGTTATCAAAACACACAAGGAGAGATACCCATGGCCAGCTGCTGTGGTGGCGATCCAGGGCTTGCGGCGCTGGCTGCGAATGTGGCGCAGGGCGCGCCGTTCGCCGACCCCGCGCCAATGGCGGGCGGGCTCGTCAGAGTGGAGTACATCGGCGACGACAGAGGCACGCAATACTGGAAAGATCCGTTCGACCCCACGTGGGTGACGGGCGTTCCGCTCGGCAACAATGCCATGAACCGCTACGCCGACGTGACGCCGAAGCAGGCCGAGTGGCTGCGCGAGCACGGCGTGCCGATTCGCGTGGTGCCGCTGTTCGACCGACCCGACCCGCCGACGCCTGCGCCGATCTTGCAGCGCGCCGACGTGCTGACGCCGGATAACCCGGCGCAGGCGCTCAGGCCGAGAGGGCGAAAGGTGGCGTGATGCACATCGCCGCCATCATGCCGTGCCGGGGGCGCATTGAGCAGACCGTGCGCAACGCGCATCGCTTATTGATAACAGCGAACCATCCGTTTACCTTCTTTGCAGTGGGCGGGCGCGATGAACACAAGCTGCTTGATGCGCTCAAAATAGGGCTTGATGAGGTCGAGGGCGATGTGCAGATCCTGAAAAGCGACGCGCCGCGCTTGTCGTATTGGCAGGCGCTGACGCTGGCGACGCGCGCAACCGCCGCCACGCACCTGATCGGCCTGGCGAACGACCTCATTCCTGGCATGCACTGGCTCAGGCGGGCGGTCGAGGCCTACCAGGTCGAGTTTGGCGCGATGCCGGGGCTGCTGGGCTTCAACGGCGACTCGCACGACGTGGGCCATGCCTGCCACTTTCTGATCGCGCGGCAACTGCTGGAGCGCTACGGTGGCTGGCCGGTGTGGTATGACCACAACTTTGGCGACACGGAGCTGTGCCATCGCGCTATCGCCGATCGCTGCTACGCCAAGGCGCCGTGGGCGCTGCTGTTCCACGACCATCCCTACTTCGGCGGCGATGATGATGCGGTTTACGCTGAGGGGCGCGCGCAGGCGGGCAAGGATGAGCGGCTGTATCTCGAAAGGAAGGCGCTAGGATGGCCGCGCGTGGACCCTACAAGGTAAACGAGGCAGCGCCTCGGGCGCGCGCGTTGCGAGTGCTGAAAACCCTGATCGTCACGCCGCAGCGCCTGGCGCCGGTGCTGGGCATTTCGGTGGCACACGCTGGCATGACGCTGTATCGGCTGTGGCAGCAGGGCTACTGCCATCGCTGGCCATACGACAACCGCACCTATTACTATCGTCTGCGAGAGGACTACTTGTGAGCGACCAGCCGCTAACCGACGCCGAGCGCACGTTGCCGCCGCATCTCGGCGGGCACTTCGGCAACGTGAATAAAGACCCGGTGACACTGCGCTATCTGGTCGAGCGCTATGGCATCAGGTCAATGATTGATGTCGGCTGCGGGCCGGGTGGGATGCTCGACGAGGCCGAGGCGCTGGATGTTATCGCGTGTGGAGTCGACGGCGATCCGTTTGTGGCTGCGGCCGATCCGCGCATTTTCTGCCACGACTACACAACCGGCCCGACGGCGCTCTGGTTTCAGGATATCAACATCTTCGAG